TATATTATTCTAGAACTATTTAAAACTTACGCTGCTAGTATTGAATAGGCAAATCCTACTCCTTTGTCGGCACAGATTGTTACATTGTCAGCTGCTAGCGGTACTGTTTCTAAGAATGTAAGCCTTGATGCAAATTCGTTGGCATCAGAATATATAATATCACCGACTGCTGTGCCATTATCTGCACCACTACCTGCATCTGTTATACATTGGTCTAATGACCAATGATTGTGTAGGTTTGTGGTATTAGATACTCCATTGTAGTCGTCCTTTACTTGTGCTGCTGTTAAAGCCCCACCTGTTCCTGAGCTGGACCAGATTTTAACATTCGAGATATAGCCTTTAAACTCTAGTGTTAGGGCAGCATCTCCTGCTATGCTATCAGCTGCACCAATGTGTGCTCCATCAATTCCAGCGCAAGCTTTGAACCAAGAGTCTAATGCAGTTGCATCTGTATCTGTCATATCTATTGCATCACCATCAACGTATAGTTTTGGGTGTACCGCATTTTGGGTTATTGCTACGTGATGCCATTTGTGTGGAGTTATTACCTTATTAGTAGAAACTATATTAAATTGTAATGTTGTGTTGTCCATACATTGCACGTGGAGTTTGCCTGCAACTACATCGAAATAGATATTTTGGTTGGGTGTAATGCTCCTGCTACGAAGTGAAGGTCTGTAGTTGCAATTATTTAATTATCCCCGCTTCTTGTAAATCATCAATTAATGCATTGATTAATTTTCTTATAGCTAAATCATCAGCTATTAGTTGGTCTACCCTTGTAGTTATCGCATCAAACTGAACTTCTGAGGCTGCACCCCAACCTCCATTAGTAGCTTCTAAATCTCCTAAACTGCCAGCTGTTGCATTGGAAACTGTTCTGTCAGCTGTAGAATAAGTCTGAGTATAAACGCTCTTACCTTCATCTCTTTGGTTTCTTACCACTTTTCTTTACCTCTTTTGGCTTTTCTTCAACTTAAGCTCTTTAACTTTAGGAGCTAGATGAGCATATTTAGGCAATGTATATTTGTGGGCTATTCTTTCTTCCCAGAATTTAATCTCTTTAGAATCATTCTTTGCTTTAGCAAGTTCTAATCTTTTTTTACAAGTTTTTAAAGACATGGTTACACCTTAATATCAGTAATAACATAAGCAGAATTTGGATCAGTAAGTAGACATACACCTTCTTCCTTTACTCTGATTTTCTTTCCTATTAAAGGTTCATCTATTACAGCAGTAGTTATTGGTGTAAATGATTTCCATGTAGCCGTTCTTTGTGGAACAAAAATAGTTGCATAATCTTCATCAAAGGATGTACTTACGACTACCCTAACTCCTAAGATTTCGTGGACTATACCACTTCTTACTTTCTCACTTGAGAAACCAGGAATAGAACTACCTTTAACATTGATTAACCATTCAATTAAGCTTGAATAATCACCTGGATGCAATAGCATAATAGCACCTTCTGGATCATACCTATAAGTTCTGATGCTTTCTTTAGCTGCTAAAATATCTTTGATTGGATCACCTGTTACAGTGTCATCCCACCCATCAGCTGTTCCTGCTGCACTTGGAACTGAACTGCCAGATGCAGGAGTTCCTATTGTTGTACTATCTGAGATAGTATAATATATTTCTAGATCAACTTGATTAGATACTGCCTTAACTAAATCTCTGACATTTGTAGCTAGAACATCAATATCACTATCTTTGATATCCTCTATTGTGAATAATGGACTTTCAACGAAAAAATATTTAACATAAGAAGTTTGTCTTGTCCAGCTTTGTTCTACAACTACAGGTAATGCACCCTCTGCAGCATTGCTTATTTGCTCTGCTGTTATAGTTGTATTGTCTGGGCTTGTTAAGAAACCTGCTGTCTTTTGATACCATCTAACTTCTCTTGCAGATGTTTTAGAATTGGCAACGAATTTCTTCATTAATAAAGCTTCATCAGCAAAACCTTTGGCTAGCTTATCTATGTTAATTCCTCTTATATCTGCTTGACCGCTAGTATCTGCCATTATGCATACGCCTCGTTATTTACTGCTCCAGCATCTACTTCTACCCTCACAGTTTCATCTGCACCTGATGCTGTGCTTAGAGCTATACCTACAATTTTCGCTCCTACACAAGTAGCATCTGCAGGTTTAACTTTATTTACTGTAGCTGAAAGAGCTACTGCTTGTCCGATTGTAATTGCTGCTGATGATGTTAAATCAAATATACCGCCACGATATACTGCTAAAGAAGTGTTCCCATCTGATGCTATTTTTTCATTCTTAGCAATACCTGCAAAAGCATCTTCATCACCAGAGTGAATAATAGCTGTCATAGGATCAGTTAGCTTCAACAATGCACCTTTTTCAATGCCTGTTGCATTAGCAACAGTAAAAGGAATAGCAACTTCTGTTTCATAAATCAACACTGCTTCGTTTGCCATAGTTTTTCCCTGTGTGTACTCCTATTTAAAGTTTTTGCTTTTCTTCTTCAACTCTCTTCCTAGCATACTCTAGCACTACTTTAGCAATTTCTCCATTTACTTCATTATTTATCAGCGTTCCTTCTTGTGCTTCTACTATTCTTTCCCACTTAGCACCGACGGGAGTATTTACTTTAATGCCTAAATCTTTTTTATCCGATATAGGTTCCTTCGCCATCTTTTAACCTTCCTTCCATTATTCTTTTAGTGTATTCTGCAGGCGTTTCTTCTTTTGGTTTTGGTGGTTCTTGTCCTGCATCACTATGTCCACCTAGTGTCCTTTTGACCTGTAGAGCTTCTTCTCTATCGATTAGCTTTGCTCTCTCCTTATTAGCTTCTTCCATCCTTAACGCAGCAAGATTCGCTTTTTCAATTAAGTCAGAGGATGCAGGAGCATCCTCGGGTTTTGGTTCTTCTTCAGCAGGTTTTTCTGCTGGCTTTTCATCTTCTACCATATCAATCACCTCCAGTGATTTAAAATAATCCAAAGTTTAGCTGTGAACTCATAGCTTCATCTCTTGCTTTTAACCATTGTTTCTGAACATCAGCCCAATATTTCTCGTTTTCTTCTCTTAATCTCTTCCTTCTAGCGTCTTGCTTTGCGAATATACCTGCCCAATATAACTCATCTTCTTCTCTTTGCTGAGCCTTAGCTAGTTTTCTCTGTCTATCGACTTCTTTATAATACTCTTCTTCTTTTTTTCTTCTGTCATTTTCTCTTTCTGATTTTAATGCTTCGAATCTTCTCCATTTATCTTCAAAAGATTCTTCTGGTGGGGCATTTAGTTCTAATTGTGCCAGTTCGTCAAATATTCTCGATGAAATCTTGGCAGCTTCTATATTTTGTGATGCTGCTTTATATACATTTATATATGGGGGCAATTTTGCTACTTCTTCTCCCCCCCTAATCATGTCTTTTTGTATTTGTGACAATTCTGATACAATACCCCATTCTCCTTGTTGCATAGCTGCAAACATAGCAATACCTATTTTATCAACCGACTCAGCTATTTCAAATTTAGCGAAGGGATATGAACCCACTGCTCCAGCAATTAGTCCTGCTGTTCCAACTCCCACTCCTACTTTTGCCACAGTGCTACTTATAAGTTTTTGAGATAGAGAACGAGTCACTGTATTAGTAGCATATGCACCTGCTCCCGAACTTGCACCACTTGTGATTGTTAGGACTGGTTCAGATGCAGCCGAACTTGCTGCGCCTATAAGTCCTACTGCTGCAAGGTATCCTGCTACAGTTGTTCCACCTGCAACAGTTAGGCCTAATGCTCTCCCTAAAGGAGTGTTTGATAATTGTTGTGGAGATACTTGTGCTTGTCCAGTTATATTTGCTAATGCTCCGCTTGGTGTTAAACCTGCTTGAGCTATTCTGTTAGTTATTGGGTCACCTTGCAATATTTGCTGAATTGCTGGGCCGCCTAAAGCACTCATTACACCGCCTATAGCTGTGTCTGCCATACTTCCGCCTGCAGAAATAGTCTGTCCTGCACCCGGGACTACTTGACTCGGAGGTAAAGAAGTTGTTCCACCAGTTGGGCTTCCACCCCCACTATATCCTGCTCCGCCTTGTTGGTAGTAAGGGTCTGGGGTGAATCCATACTGGCTACCTCCAGGTAGATAATCTCCTATATTTGGCCCAGTTGTTCCAGGTGTTCCAGGCGGTAGGAAGTCTCCAATATTGGGATCTCCTGGTTGTGTTCCTCCAGAGCTACCACTATCTCCGCCACCTGTTAGGTTGTTCCACCAATCCGATATTCCTTCCCACCATGGCATTTTATTTTGTCTTTAGTTGGGGTGCTACCCATCCTCCAATTCCTGCTATAGCTGCCACAACTATTGTCATGATTGTCCCGTTTATTCCATTGAATAAAGCACAAATCTCAATTGCTGTTAAGCATATTATTGCCGTTATAAGCACTCTCCAATCTATTTTTTTCTTTGACATTATCTTCTCCCCTGCACTTCGGCAGTTAAATCATTTGGTTCTGCTATTCTTTCTGCTTGAAT